TCATCAACATCTGCTCCCCACCGAGGGAGCCGGTATCGCGGAGCCACTCATTCGACACCTGAGTATGTCCACGGAACAGGAACGGCGTAGCCGTGATCTGCTTGAACGCAGGCTGGCCCTCGGTCGCTGCCGTGCCATCGTTCACGATCTGCATTGAGACTCCGCCGAAATTAGCGGTTGGGCCGGTCATGGTGTCCACGTCCACAACGGGAATCTTGAAACTGTTGGTGTTGGCGGTGATCACGCGGGCGTGATTGTAGAATGGATTCGAAAACCCCGCGAGATTCCAAATCTCATTAGCGTACACATCCGGCACAGCGTATCCGCCGCCTGTGGTGCTTCCCTCATACACGTCTTTCCGAACTACATGGCGCAAAAAATCCCCGAACGATTTGTAGGGATTCTTGCTCTTCTGCTCATCGGTGCTGACGGCCTTATTCTCCTCGGGCATCGGAGGCTTCTGGAGCCCAAGGTCCTTAATCGCGCCGTGAACAGCATCGGTGATGAACTCCTTAAGGTCTTTGGTGTCGCGGAACTGAATCTTGTTGGGGTCGGTTTCCATTTTTTTATTCTCCTATTTGGATGATTAGGCCGGGCTCGCTGTGGCTTTCCAACTGCGTCGGCTCCTCACGCACTTCCGCCTGTTCGGGCTTCGGCACGTTTAGCGCGTTCACGTAGGATTCCAAAGCGGCGACCCGTTCCTGTAACTGCGTCAACTCGTCGGGCGAATCTTTCTCAACGAGCCCAAGAGATTTCAGGGCAAGTTTATGGGCGCTGCTATTGGCAGGAATTGGAACGATGCTAACTTCCAATAATTTCTGCTCATGGTAGTGCGTCCCACCCTCCTTGCGTGGCTCATATCGGATTGGCATGAAGGACACCGAGACGGTACGCAGTACATCCGCCTCCCAAAGCCGCTTTATCAGTTGCGCCTGAGCGTGGCCCTCGACATCGGCGAACACGGGCCGCCCGACCAATCGCCCGCCGGCGACCTCCACGTCTTGCCACACGCCGATGGGCACGTCCCACGAATGCCCGTAGAACATTACGGGATTTGCGATGAACTCATCCAACTGCCAGCCGTCCTGATCAACAATGTCCCCGGCCGTATCAATGTTCGAGTCCGACAGCACCACCAATTCGCCGGACTTGCTAATGCCAAATGCCTTCTTGATGGCGCCCATATCACTCCTCCTGAAATTGAACTTCCGATGTGCAACGGCAGTTGACAATCTCCGCTGGATCATTGCCAATCCCCGGAGCAGTCAGCCCATTGCTGAATGTATCATCAAGCGGAACTTCCTCGCCGTTCACGCTCAAATGTGAATCCCTTGTGCGCTCGTCAACGGCCGCGATCCAGACCTTGACCACCCTCTTCCCGGTCTCCGCCTCCGCCTCCTTGCCCGCGTCAATGATGGCGGCGTTGCTAATTTTCGTGGTCTCCGTCCGCGCAATCGTCCACGCGCGAGACTTGCCGGCCTGCCATCCATCTATGGCATCGTCTATCGCCTTGGCGATATCACCCGTTGATGCGCTATCGGATAATTTGTCGGCGATTATCTTCGATAATTTGTTGCGTGTCGTATTGGTAACATCGTCAATCCCGCGATCCAGCAGACGATAAAAGTTCTGCTTCATGCGAGGATCGTTGATGTCCCAATCAATCCCCAATTGCGTGGCCGTGGATTTGAAAAAATCAGCATAGGGTGCGAAGGCATCGTCGCCGATCATTTCCGCCCACGCAGCGGCCCATTCCTTATCGGGAGGGAATACATCGCCGATGCCCTTTGCGGCAATGCCCTTGGCTTGCGATAGCCGCTTCTTGATTTCCTTGCGATCCCAGTCAAATGCTCTGGATATCGCGGCGCGCAATGGGCCTTCTTTTTTCTTGTGCCTCTCCACGTAGGCATACCATTTTTGCGCCAATGCATCATGCGCGGAAACTTTCTCCACCGCCGGAGAATCATTGCCGAACATGGTCGGCACGGCCGCATTCAACGTATCGCCCTCGGGCAATGGCTCGTATCCCTCCATCTCGCGCACCTCATTCGGTGTGAGGATGCCGGCGTTTACGTAGTTGATATTCCGGCTCGTCTCCCATTCGCGATCTCGCGGCACGGGATTTTCATAGGCGAATCTATATTCGGCCATGCCGGCCATAGCCGCAACGCGGTCGAGGGCCTCGCTAAACTTTTCAAGCCTTGGGATGATGCACTCGCGATTGAACGTTGTGTCCGCCTGAAATGCTGTGGCACGATTTGAGGAAGGATCGAATAGCGCCTCTGGAATGGCGTAGGCATTGAGGATGCACCGGCGAACCCAGTCACTTAAATCCTTGAACTGCTGCTCACTGTTGGAGTAGGAGAGCGGAGTCACGGTTGCATCGCCCTCCATGATGGCGGGCTTGCCTACATTCATCGCGCCCTTGTAAAGATCGTTCCACGCGTCGGCGAACCGCTTGCGTTGCGATTCAGTCATCGTGGATTTGACGCTTATCAGGAGGTCGGGGCGCGCCATATTCTTGAAAAATGCGTCGAGGAAAATACGGATGTTGGCGTCGAGGTCGAACGATTCCCGCATTGTATCCAAAGGCGCAACGCCCCAGAACTCATCTATCGGAGAGCTATGCCGGATGTGCACAACGCTATCGGCATCGTAAAAAATGTCCCTGGACTCAGAGGGGCGATAAATGTAGCCCCTTATAATCCCGTCCGTTGAGAACTTGATTTCTACAAGATCAGGCCTCAGGATCCACAGCCGACGCACTTGCCTTCCGATATTGCGATCAAGGTACCAGAAGCAGTTGCCCGTGAGGTCTAAGTGCAGGGAGGATCGCTCCATGAACTCGCGCTTGTTGGTGTTTGGATTCGGATATCTCAGAAGATCAATCATGGGATGGTCATAGATTTCCGATAACTCATCGCCGACTTCATGAGTGAGATACCATCCCACAGCCCCGATGTGCTTGCTGATGAGCGATAGGCAAACGGCGTTCCAATGCCGATAGCCGCTGTTTAGATTTTCGGATATGCTGGAGGAGTATTCCCCGGCCATCATCCCTGACCGAGTCAGCGTCGTCCAGATCGAAGGATCATTAAATGCTGGAGCCTTATCGCGCCTCTTGGCCCCGTCCATCCATCGCATAGCGCGGCCTAAAATCCCCACAGTCTTAGCCCTCCTCCCAACGCGCTATACGCAAGCGCGAGACTCATTACGCAATCATCATGCCCCGCCTGTACCCCGTATTGCAGGTTCCCGCTTGGCGTCCGCTTCGCCTCAAACGCCATCAGCTCATTCACTAATGGCGCGTAATCTGGAATCGCTATTTCCCCCCGCTCGAATGCAAGGGCAAGTTGCTCAATCATATTTTTCTTTGTGATGGCCGTTGTGGTGATGCCGTCAACCGAGAGGTCAAGGGCGCGTAGATTTTCTATAAGCGGCTCGCCCATACTGTTGGTCTCCGCGATAATTCGCTCCGCCCTGTACTTTTCAGCGAGCGCCTTAAGCCGCTTGACTTGGAACATGTAATCAATTTTGTTGGAGCGGTCAACTTCCACCACCGTGCGGGACTTGGTGTCGAATACGGTGAAGACATTATAGTCGTCAATTTTCCCCCAATCGGCCGCGATAATGTACTCTGGATCGCCGATGTTGGGCAACTCATCGTACACGCAAGCGCGGATGTTGCGGAATACCGTACCTTCAAGATTGACGAACTCTCCGAGCACCTCTTGCCGGAATATCCTCTCAGGCATATCATCGCGCAACTTATCCAATTCATCCGCCTTGATGAATGGATTAGTGTACGACGAGAAACTCCATGATGCCCAACCGCCGATTCCCTCTTGCCCCCTCTGATAGTGCTGAAAAAACCAGTTCATCCCGCGAGGAGTGCTTATGAAAATCGCCTCGCCTTCACGATCAACGAGCGCTGGCCGTACAGCGTGCGTCCAAGCGTCTTCGGGCGCGAACGCGGCCTCGTCGAAGACAGCATAATCAATCCCCTCCGAGCGCAAGGAGTCAGGATTATCCGCAGAGCGGATTTGTATGTGGCCGCCGGAAGGGAATGAAAACATCCTCGCGGACTTCAATTCTTGGATGCTCATTTTACAGGAGCGCCCTATGTCCGCGCAATACGCCCGGATGCTGCGTTCCGCGACCTGGGATAGCGGATAGGTCGGGGCAATCCACCATACGGCCTTCCCTTCCCACGCCTTGGCAATGCAAAGGGCAACGGCAAGGCGCGTCTTCCCCCAGCGCCGCCCGCACGCAAGAACTTTATAGCGCGCTACGGAAGCGGCTATCTCCTCTTGGCCCGGATGCAGCCCCTCAATCGAGAGCGTGCCCTTCATCCCGTTTCCCGATATTCAGTACGGCCTTGAAATCGTTCGCTATGTGTCGAAGCTCCTGCCTCTGAGGAGCGTCCAGCCCACGTAGCGCGCATAGCCGCTTGATGATTTCCAGCGCCGTAGGGATCATGTTGATGTTCCCGCGCTCCACAATCTGATGATGCAGCAGCCCAAGATAGGCCATGAGGATATTCGGAATCAATGCGCTCGCGGCGGCAACGGGGACAATCTGCTCCCCGCCGTGCTCCGCGAGCATCCGGCCTACAGCTTCCCGCTGGCCGATGGCTGCACACTTTGCCATTAGCGTCGGCGATTCACCGTCACCTGTAGCGAATCCCCGGGCGGAAACGTGTAAATGTCCGCGCCGCTGTAAACTTTGAACTCCGCATAGTAATTGCATGATGCCTGATTATTGCAATCACTCATATTCAAATCGCTTGCCGCCCAATCGTACTGTAGGCCGAATGAGTATGAGCCCGATCCGCTAACGGTGCCGATGGTGCAATTTGCAAGGGACACTTTGGCTACGCGCGTGGCCGCATTCCAGAGCGTGAACTTACACGTCCAGCCCGTCGGGTCTTGGCTCATGTTCGATACGGTCATCGCCAGCGACGGCCGCGTATCGCCCTGCTTCCATACGCGCTGATTGATATTTATCTGGTAGGGCGATGTCCACGCAATATCATCTGGAGCAGAGCCCCAAGGGTAGAAGTAATCGCATACCGCCGCTCCAGATAATTGAGCGATGAACGCATAATGCAATCCGCCGACGCTGGATGTCAGCCCATCGAACACATAGCAGCCCGACGCCGACGGAGATTCGG